GGTAAAAGTAGTTTATCGCCAGCTGTTGGATCATCTTGGAATTCGATTTTTGATAACTTTGAAGACCAACTATCCCCAACTTGTGGAGCAGTTGAAATGCTAGAGGCGAAAACTCCACACCAACCGCCAGTGCTACCTACCCCAAAAATATCTGAAACCTGTTGTTTATATTCTGGTGAAGAATAATTATAACCCCCAGTGCCGCGTATATAAGACGGCACGCCAAGCGATGAGTCAGGTGTGAATTCTCCTGTTTGGGGATTAAATGAACCGCCGGGTGAGGTTTGCCTACCATACTCATCAAACTCAGGAGGGATAAATTGGTACTGAACTTGAGGCATGAAGTCTTCTGGAAGCGGTACTTTTTGGCCAAACTCATCCAATATTGCATTACCGTTTGAATCTGAAATAAATCCCATGATGGCGCTAACCGTTTGATCCACTTGTCGAAACTTCAGATCGCGAACCTGCTGGCTTGCGGTTTGAGAAGTGTTGTAGCGTAACTCAAAGGCCGACTGATTGATGTTGGCAACATTCAATTTGTACTCGGATTGAGCCGTCTTAATCGCTTCAAACTTCTCATCTTCAGACATTTCACGGTCTTCTTGGATAGCTTGAACATAGCTCATATACTCAGAATAAGCCTCACTAGTCGCCCTTTGTTTTTCAACTTCAATGTCGAAAAGGTCGTTCTGATACTCATCTGTAATCGTGACAATATCGTTGGATATTTCCCGGTTGGCCATATCCTTTTCAAACTTGACGGAATTCAAGACGCGATCATTTTTAAGCGTCAACTCCATCATCTGGTTATTCTTCACAAGCGACCCAAAACCACCCGTTGCTCCGATGTAACTCTCCATTTCAAGAGTTCGCTTTGTGTTAGACAATTCTTGCTCGACAATCTGTTGCTGATAAGCGCGTTCCGTTCTTGACCTTTGCTCTTCCATTTCGCGGACACTCTTATTATAAAGAGCCTCAGCGTCTCGCCTCTGTTGAGTCGACATATTGGCAATATCTTTTTGACGCATAGCCAAAACATCGGCATTCAACTGCTCAAGCCGGTCAAGATTCCTTTGCTCAGTTTCATATCTCCGGATTGCAAGCTCTTCAATAGTTTGGGCGTACTCAGATTCCGCATTCAACGCGGACTCTTGAAGCGAATTTATCTCATTAATATCATTCTCCTGTTGAGTCTTTATAGAATCAATCTCGGCGGAAATCTGGGGCGGTTGAGTTTCAATTTCTATAACCTCACCGTCCTCGGTTGTTGTAGTAAACTGTTCAAGCTCTTTTTTCTTTTTATCCTCGCGACGTTTTTTAGCCTCTTCCCCTAATCTCTTATTGCGTTGCTCGCCAGTCTCCCCTTCAACATAAGGTATTGACCTTTCCTGGGATTGCGGCCCAGAGATCTGAGTATCTGGCGTTACCTGAGTATCTACGGTTGGGGTTGGAGCCGGAGCGGGGGCGGGAGACGGGGCAGGAGCAGAATATCCCGTGCTAGGCGTTTGAGGTTTAATCTGATCGGCCACCCCCTCAATGGTTCCTTCGGCCGTCGAACCCCCAAGCGGAACAGACCCAATCGGCCGACTCTCATCAGTACCGCTCAAAGAGGGCAAAGCTCCAATAAATGTATCTGGAGTTGTGGTTTTAATTTGATCGGAGCCTCCTTCGGTAACTCCGTCAGCCGTCACGCCCCCAAGTGGAGGGCGCTCTTCATCATCTAGTGCGTCTATTTCTGATTGAGTTACCATTTATAAAAGTTTTAAGTTGTATATCCCCAAACGGTGACTGACCCTTCGCAAGGAGTATCAGTTGCTCCCGACCCCGCCGTTACGGTGTTCGTCAACGTGAAAACCACAGTTGAATCAGTGATAGAAGTTATGGTTAAACCTAGTGTTGATTTGTTCGTTCCAGACGTTGGAGTTGGAGCGGTGAAATCCGTATCATTCTGGAAAGCTGTTGAATTCCCAGGATCAAAAATGGCGGCAGTCAAAGTCGCGGAGTCGTCTACAGTTTCGTAATGATGAGAATTAGTTATTGTTGTGCCAGTCCACAAAACATGTCCAATGATAACAGAGGTATCAGGCGTCCCTGCATCAGCTCGAACTGACATATTTCCATCAAATCTAGCGCCAGTTGCTTTAAAATAGGTAGTAACTGTTGTCGTGGCCGTCCCTCCCGCCGAAGGGATTGAAAATGTAGGCTTAGAAACTATCATCACAAACTGCTCTTTATCGGCGGTATTTATTGCCGTGGTTGAGACTGCTCTTCCAACACAAACGCGAACAGAGCCTACGGTTGTGGCTACCGCCCCCACTGTATCGCTAACATAATAGAAGACGCCCGCCGTCAAGCCGGTGAATCCGTTCACAACACCTGTATAAAGTTTGACCGTATCGCCAGATGAAACACTTTCCTTCACGAATCCGGAAAACTTAGTGGCGTCATTCGTCGCATCATTTGTGTCGGCTTTATAAACTCCTCCCGCCGTCCTACCGTTGGTTCCGTCGCTGACGTATGCGGCAACCGGAGTCGAAGTGCCGTCGATAGTTTCTCTTGCGGTTAATTTTGTGTAGCTCTTATCGATGTTGAGAGTTGTTGGAATAAAAGTCTCATCGAATCTTCCAGTTGAATCTAATTTAACTCCCTTGCTTGCGTCGCCAGCTTCATTAAGCGCGGCGGCAGTGGCGACGCCGTTCCCAGTGTCCGCATCCAACCAATCGGCCGCGCCAGCGCCAGATATATCCGTGCCAACCGTTCCAGTAGAAGTTGTCAAAACAGAAAACTGTGATGATGACGTTGTGTTACCAGAAGTTAAAACAAAATGGTCAGTGCTCCACACGACCGTTTCGGTTCCGGCAGTGACGGCGCGAATGGCGGCTTGAATTGTTGCCGCGACATCGGCCATCGAAGCGTCTCCTGTGAAATTGATCGCATCTATATTTCTAGCCGTGCCGTCGATCGTGGCGCGAAATGATCCATTTGTTACATCATTCCACACCTCGAATAGTGACTGTGCTCCCGTGTCTCCAGTTACATATCCTGGGGTGTAAACTAGGTGGGAGGCAACTCCATCAAAAGCAATAGTCAAAGTTTCGTTACCAGCGGGGCTACCCTCAGTAAGCGAAATACTGGTCCCGGCGAGTAGCTTACCATTCAAATATCCAGCCGTTGTGTCATCCGAGGAGACTTTTACAGTTGCGGCAATCAAGCCATCCACATAAGCCTTGTTGGCTATCTGGGCGGCCGTTGTAGGAGCGGCGCTAGTCTTCATCTGTGCTCCGTCCTCAAGAATAACCACGCCAGTTCCTTTCGCTTGAAGTTCCAGGTCAATATCGGCATCAGTGCCAACAGTAGTCAAAACGACATTCCCGCCAGCGATGGCATTTATGACTCTCAGGTAATTCACAGCGCTTGCAGTGGCGTCTACGTCAATTGCCCCGGCGCCATTTGAATCTTGAACGCCAGTGATGTGCGGCTTACTACTAAAAACCCAGTTACCAGAGATCGTTTCGTCTTCATCTTTTCTTGCCTTGTTTGTGTCGTAATTATGATGGGTTGTAATCTCAAGACTCTCGCCTGCGGCATGGACTTTTTTATTACCAGCAACCTCAGTTAATGTAAGTGCCGTCTGAGAAAGCCCGCGTAAATTTATGGTGACCACTTGGCCGACCACGTTTGTGTAATACACATCTTCTGTATTACTCGTCAGCCTACCAATCGTTAAAATTCCTTGCGTTCTGGTGGGTGGCGTTGTGTCGACCGTCAAACTGAGCGCTGAATCGGTAATGCCCGCGTCGAGTGAATCCTGATACCTTGTTTGGGGATATTGCATAGATTATTGGTTAGCTACTTTGTAATTTTCATTATCATCGATGACTTTAAGGCCGAGTTGCTCAACAATAACCTTGCCCCCATTTATGATTGCGTTCACGCCAATGGCGAACATATTTGACCGCCGATCAACAGAAATAAGCCAATCACCCGTCACGGCACTTTGCGTTCTGTACATCAAAATATCATCACTTGTCTCACCGTCACCTCCAAACTGTGCGTCGCCATACTCTCTTGATCCCTGTTGACCATCATTCACATTGCTACCGGCCGACACGCCACGATCACTAGGTGATTGAATTGTATATTCTGAGTACGTTGAGTAATTCGCGTCCCTATAAAGCCGCACCTTAATTTCTTGCTCAAAACTCTGTTGGCCTCTGAAATATATGTAACGCGCTCGCTTCGAAGTGTCAGGCCGACCATCATCTAGGAATGGGGTTTTAACGTCGAAAGTGTAAGAAATCCCGTTTGCAGTGTAGCCACTATCATCTTTATAGGCTTGCCCGACACTTGAGTCTTCTGTGTAAACCAGGTCACCATCCCAAACAACAGACTTTTCAACCGATGGCCCCTTGTCAATTGAGAAGCCCCCAGTGTCATAATCGAAAACAATAGTAAAATTATTTGTAGGCGCATCTTTGGTGCGAAGTTGAACCTTAACGATTCTTTTATTGTAACTAAGAGAAGCATTGCTTTGATCAGGATCTAGCAACGCCATGCTTCTACTAATTACGCTACTTAATTCTCGCGTGCGCGGGTTATTCCCAAGCTGACGCTCAAGACCCAATGACCGTATTTCTAACTCTGGCGTTAAAAACCAGACGTCATTTTCAACCACGACGGTTGTCTTTTGGCTAATCGTACCGCCCGTTCTGGATAATTCGATAAATGAAGACTCGCCAGCGGCAATCCGATCGGGCGTGTTATACCAAACGCTATCCTGCTTCCAGATAAAAAGTTCATTATTGAGCACCCGGATAGCGGCACACTTACCGCCCTTGCCGATCAATTCCAAGAGAACGCCATTTTGCCAGTCCTCAATATTTAGTGGATTCGACGCAGTAGAGGCGCGCGAAGCTATGACAGAGTTTGGGGCGTCATAATCGCCGATCACCCATAACCTCTCAACCCAACTCTCAATTGCGGTGCCACGAGGGCTATTTGCAACCACAGAAAAGGTTGTATTTGAGATCTTCCCAACGCCCGGCCAAGACGCAACGGCGGCGGTTACAGTTCCATGCCCAGTTTCACTATCCATGTATGGCAACCCGGCGCCAGCACCAGATATATCCGTGCCGCCAGCACCAGCCGTCGTTACGGTCATCGCACTTGAAGAGGTTGTGTTTGCAGACGTGATGATAAAATGATCCACATCCCAAACGACCGTTTCGGATGAAGATGTTGCCGCTCGAATTCCAGTCTGAATCACAAGAGCAACATCATCCATGGTTACTACGTTTGTAAAATTCAACCCCGTGATACTTCTAAGAGTCCCGTCAATAGTTATCCTAACCGATCCGTTATTGACATCAGCCCAGTCTCCTACGACGGCGGTCGCATTTGACCCACTGGTTAAAAACGCCGGGGTGTAAGTGGTTGCCGTTCCAGAATCATCCATCGGATTCACGAAATACATCACGTTATTATACAAGACGCCACCCGTGTCTTCATCGGCAACATCGGACCACGTTGTAGAAATTGTATCCCAAACGTCAGTTGTCTCATTGTACTGCCGGAAAATCTTATTGTAAAAGCCCAGAAGCCGCTTTGTTGTAGTGCCGTCACTAAAATAAGGATACTCATAGAGGCCTTTGAATTCCGTGCCGCCAGTAAGCTCATCGCCAAGCGCCTGATTCCCTTTTCTTGAAGTCATCACAAACCCTCCAAATCGGGCATTCTGCGCACTATAAACTTGATCCGTATTTACAGAGTTATTCTCTTCGTAATTACGAAGCCCTTTAAACATTTTCAAGTTCTTCATTCTCAAGGAAGTTTGCATAAAATTAAATTATTCTCCTGTAAATAGACGGCCGTACTTTATTATTCCTATCGCGCACGCGGTTATTTCTGAGCGCGACGTACTTCTTTAAATTCTTGTCATACTCCTTTTGCCACCAATCCCAGGATGTACGATAAGCATCAGAGGCGGCGATCTTCATACAAGCCCCGTAAACCAACAGCGGGACTCTCATTGAGTTAGGGATAAGTGATGGCTTATCCGAAGAGGAACTCAATGGAGTGACCACTTGAGTATAGGTCATCAAACAGACCGATGCCGATCCCCCGGTTGACACGCTCGATCGGTTGAACATCAAATACCCATCGTAAATTGAGTAGGTGTTGGGGAAGTAATTTATCCCGCTCAAAAGATTCTCATAACCCATCGGGGTTTGGGGAATGCCATTGAGATCAAGATACTGAATTTGCTCTAGATCGATATCAGAGGCGAGCGTAACAAGGTTATACATCGCTCTAACATTCTCACCGTCAACGTGTGCAACGTTCACGCCAGTCACCCCGGTCAAAGTGTTGCTAGACTTGCCAGTGTAGCTAATAATGTCGCCCTGTAACATCGCCCGGCCAGTGCTAGGAAAGTAAGTGGCGTCGACGAGTACAACAGACGTGGCGCCAACGGCAACCGCCCCATCAAGTGTAGTATCGGGAGCAACATTAAATGACACGTCGGCCTCTCTTGCAGACTGCTTCATTGTTTGATCCGTAAACACCTCAGCATAAACCGTGTTGAGCGTGTCTTCAACCAGATCAATTGACACAGCCTCGCTTCCCGCTACTGGCTCATGCAATTGTTGGAGCGTTAAGCTGGTGAGTTCTGTGAACGTTAAATCTGATGAGAAGTAGTTGGTCATTAAATGGTTTGAGTTTCAAAGTATTTTTTGATAGTTGCGGCAACAAGAGGACCAACAATAGCGCGGCGCTCTTCATGAGTTCTTTTGCTTAACTCCTCAATTGAGAAGATCCCGGCGGCATTTAGCTTTTTGACAGACCCCTCTGCAACCCCGTGAATCGCGGTGAGGGCATTACTAGTCAAAACCTTCGTGCCAGTATCAGTGGTTTTAACCTCGACTGGGTTATCTCCTGAGAGTCTAGCCAAAGCCTGTTCGCGCTCTTCATCCATCTTCCTTTGCCAATCTGCTTCAATTTCTGGAGTCATAGCCCCAGGATTCTTACTCATCCACTGCTCAAACTCCGCTTGCACCCGGCTTTTAAATTGAAAAGCGCGCGGCCTTAGTTGCGCCTGAATCTTGGCAATCTCATCAGCCTTTTCTGGGGTGACGCTATTGATCATAGCGGATAGGTGCTCATAAGCGCCTGACTTGATCCCCTTCTCAATAATACGGCACTCGTCCTCTGCGAATACAGACCAATTGATCTTGAGGTTTGCTAGAATAATATCTTGCGACTTTTCCATGTAATAAGAGTTAAATTATGTTCTCATCCCAGACCAGGAGACACCTCCTGGTCTGAAGGAAAACACTTTAAGAAACGCCATAACTATTGCCACCTAGAATATTCCATTCTGATGCAATGAATTGCAACACAACAGAATCACCAGCGGCATTGAAAGTGACACTCGTACCACCACGTAAATTCGTGGGAGTAATTGTGGCAGTTCCGGTTGAGCTAGCCATAGCGATGGTCATGATTTGACCCTCAGTACCATCGGCCAACGTGAAGGTGTCGCCACCCGCATCAGCATCGACGTAATGAACGGTCTTGGACAGACTAAGTGCCGTAGAGGTTCCCCCAGCGGCGATAGTCTCAGTGCCAGCGAAGATAACCTTCGCATCAATACCAGCCGTAAGCGTAGCCAGGCCAGTTACGGTCAAAACTTCATCAAACACAACAGCCCCCGCGTCGACCTTGAGAGCCTCGACGTTTGCGCCAGTTGCATTGATGTACAGAGCGTAAGCCCCGGCCGTTCCAGCTCCAGTGGTTTGCTGAATCGAAACGGTGTGCGATGTAGAGCTTGGAGAACCAGTTGAAATAATATCAACTAGGTTGGCCCCAGCAACTAAATCCCCCGTATGAGTGACATCGATAGAACAACCCTCTCCGCTAACCCCAGTACCAGCCGATGTGATCGCAATAGCGCGGCCAGCAACGTTGGTATCCATCGCAATTGACAGAGCCTCTCCAGTAGAAGCGGCCGTGGCAAAAGTGAGTTGGATTAGATTAGAGTCCTGCAACCCAGTCTGATTGATGAAGAGGACGTGATCATCCGTGCCACCATCCGTGCCAGTGTTGGCAATGTAGATAAGTGGTGCGGTGCGTACTCCTGCGGCATCAATTTGAAGAGCGTTACCAGCAAGATTGGTTCCCATGTCGACGTGAATTGCGTCGCCGGTTACCGCCGAGCTTGAGTATACGATATCAAGAACATTTCCAGTAGAATTACCAGAAACGTTAATGTCGAAAACGTGCGAATTTGACGTACTTGAATCATTGACTTCAAATAGGTCATCTACGCGCGCCCCGGTCGAAGTGATTCGCATCACCTTAGCGTCCACAGCCGCGTCAGTTGTGATCAAGAAGATATCACCAGTAGCGGCGCCCGACATATTAATGTCGAAAACCGATCCTGTGTAAACTCCCGAGACGTCAATGTCAAATACTCCAGAAGCCGTGGCTCCAGTGGCAGAGACATCAATGTCGAATCCAACTGCGCCAGCAGATGTGCCAGTGCCGTCAAGAATCATCTCAAATACAGGTTGAGTTCGAAGACCGCCTCCCGCGTCTAAGCGGATAGCAGTAAGCGCCAAACCAGCATCGAGATCGATATTGATGACATTACCCGTTGCGGCGGCTGAAGAGGCGACGTCTAGCACGTTGCCCGTATAAGCTCCCGACAAGTTAATATCAAAAATATGAGCGCTTCCGGTTGAAGAATCGTTGATCTGGATAAGATCCTCCGTGCGTGACCCGGCGCCCGTTAGGGTGATCGCTGAGCCACCTACGGCAGTCGTCATATCAATATCAACGACGTGACCCGTGAACGCACCGTCAGCAGACAGATCGATCATGTTGGCCGACCCAGTCTGGGTACCAATAAGTTCGATGAATGGCTGAGTGCGAACGCCAGCGCCAGTGATACGGATTGCCGTAGCGGCGACCGCGTTATCCATCACAAAGTTACAAACATTTCCAGTAGAGGCGGCGGCGAATGCAACGTCAAAGACGTTGGAATCAAACACGCCACTAAAGTCAATGTCGAAAATGTGGGAAGAAGTTCCTGAATCTGTATGCCCAAGATCAAAATTGAACATGACATCACGGTTGCCCGACCCAGTGGTCAAAAGCATTACCGTGGTATCCAGATTATCGGAAGCATCGAAAGTGACACTGAAAACCGTACCAGCGGGCGACCCATTATAGGAACCCGTATAGTCAAAGGCTGTCAGCGCACCCGACCCACTAGCGTTGATATCGATGACACTATGAGTGCCAGTCGAATCGCCAGTGACTAGGATATCAGCCCCAGTCCGAGCACCCGCACCGTTGTCGATGAAAATACCCGTTGCGGCCGTTCCTAGATTCATATCAAGACTAATCGCGTTACCAGTCATGGCGGCATCTACATCAAAGTGAAGTAGATCGCCCGACCCCGCGCCAGTCTTAGTGAGGACCAGCATACCGCCAGCCCCCGAAGTAGCATCAGTTAGCGTGATTGCTCCTGAATCGACCGTAATATCACGGCCAATGTCATAAGCAGTATCAAGCGAACCAGATCCACCGCCGCCACCAACTCCGAGAGCATTGAAGTCCGCAGACGTCGCGCTACCTTCGTTAATGTAGACGGTGACTCCCACGCCACCCGTCGTGTCAATAAAGTAAGAACCTACGGCAAAGCCGGAATCACCATTAGTCGGGACGGTTGCGCCGCGAGCAAACAAAACATTGTTTGACTCATCGACTTCTAGAACTTCTACACTTGTAGGAGTCCCGACTTTGAGATCCGCGCCCTTCGCACGAAGCACATTTACTTCAGAGACTTGAGAAAGATCTGAGATAGGCATATTTCTCTAGGTTAAGAAGTAAAAGACTAAGCAAGAGCGTTAGCGCCAGTAGAACCGAGGACCCATCTCCAATCAACTGGATTTGGACCAAATAGCGTCGAGGTCATGAAGTGATCCACACCATCAAACGCACGGAAGACTGGAAGCATTCGAGGTTCCCAAGCTTTGGCCATGACAACTTGTTGGGCCATTCGATCTAGGTCAACCACGAACCAGTAGTCATTGTAGGCATCTGGGATGTGATTGAGACATAGAACTTTGAAGGTCTTGCCAAGTCGAGCCACGATCTCAGGCGATACCGTTCCAAGTCCAAGATTGGCTGAGTCTGGGCCATAAGCAGAGAACTTCAATCGAAGCGCCGTCTCTTCAAGATTGCGTGGCACTACGAGAGCTACGTTGGTGCTTCGACCAACTAGAACACCAGCGTTATCAGTGATGCGATCAAGTTGTACGAAAGCGGCACCAAGAGAGGTAGCGTTAAGTACAGGGTTGACCACGGCACCAACAGTTACGCGGTTGTCTTGAGTTGCAAGACCGGGCTTGCTGGAAGGATGATTTGAAGCGATAAGCGACACGCCATCACCGCCAGTGATGAAGGTTGTCCCAGCTCCAAGGTAAAACATCTTAGCGAAATCCTGCTCCCAGTTGAGAGAAAGCCCTTGCATAAGAGATTTTGTCATGTTCATAGCTTTCAGAACGCCAGCGGACGATTTGCGTTGCAACTGATATTGAAACTCCTCGGTGAAAGGCGCTCGTTTTGTGTATTTACGCACTGCGAGCGTCTTGTCATATCCATCATAGAGGTAATCAACACCGTATGATTGACCTTCAATAGTCAATTCACCAGCTCCAAATCCTGAGATTGAAGAGTACTCGTCGGCGTTGATATTCTCTACTTGGAAATCCACCATAGGAAACTGTTTGTAGTCTAGTGGCCCAGCAGTGATCTGCATTAGCGCCTCGTTAGCCATCTCTACGATGGCCGGGTCGACTACGTTGGGATTACTCCCAGTAGAAATGTTAGGCATATTTCTTTAGTTAGAAAATAAAACTAGTCTTGAGTGTAACCGTCCTGTTGAAGCTCTGCTGGGCTAACTGTAACCGTGGTTGTGGCGTTCTCGTCATAATCTCTTACGAGAAATTGACCACTAGAACCAGCGGCAAGGTTTAGCGTGTAAACACCAGCGGCAACAGCAAGATCAGCGTAAGCGCCACAATCAGTATCAGTACAAGCCTGATCCGATGTAATTTCGAAGCGCATATTCTTATTTGCTGGCCAGTAAGCACCTTTAGCTTTGGCAACAGTTTGGTTATCCGATGCGGCAGTAACGTCTGCATCAGCGAAAAACCCAATGATTTTACCGCCAGCGGTGGCTGGGGCAAGGAAACCGTTACTATCAATGTAGACAGGATCGCCATGGTCAAATGAACCGGAGTTCACCATCACACGTTCATCCGTATCACCTAGATAAGCGTCGGTTTTCATTCTCAATCCGCTCATAATATTGTGGTTAAGAAATTAAAAAGACTTCATTGCATATCCCTTCTTCTTGAACTCATTGGCCAGCCACGCGGTCTGCTCACTTAATCGCGGCTTGCTATTGGGTAAAGTGGAAGGTTGACCAGAGCCATAACTCATGGTGGGAGCCTCGGCGCCGGGCGAAACTTGACCGCCACCAAAGGCAATCTTATGCGCCAGTTCCAATGCTCGACCATAATCACTTGCAACAATGGCAGGGTTAATCGAGTCAAGAGCCTCTTGCAATCGCTTGAAGTTAGGATCGTAGTCATTCTTTTGAATCCCTTGCGTCGCAAGAAATTGATTCATGACATAATCGCGATCCTTGGCCTCCCGATCATCAAGACGTTTCTTGAGCTCGGCCATCTCCCTTTTCGATTCATACGCTACGGGGTTTTGCTTTTTAAGTTCCTCCATCTCCACAGCCTCTTGGAGGTGCTTATAAGTTTTTATCCCGCGCTCGCCCCATAGCTTTTCGATGATTCGATTAGCCATCTTGGGGTCTGCTCCAGCGATTTTATGAATCAACTCTGGATTTTCTTGAACAATCGCAACTTGGACATCGACGGCTTTCGCCAGGTCCGCATTGGCTTGTTCTACCTTTGAAATTGCACCCTTTAACCTCTTATCGAGCGTTGCTTTATCCTCTTCAGGATTAGGGGCAACCGCCGCGCCAGCCGCAACAGGCTTTGGCTCTGGCTGGTTATCTGGTTCTCCGGCCGTAGGCTCGACTGGAGTAATTACTGCTTTCTCTTCACTTGCTCCCGCAGGAGTAGGGGTGGGTAGATCTGCCATTTGTAAAATGGGTTAAAAATATTTAGTTTGACGGGTGATAGGGCGCGTACGGGTGATAGGGATGGCGAGGCGGACCAGAAGCCGCAACGCTCCATACGGGGACAAGTTTTGGGTCGTAAGTTGTTCCTGTTTTATCTGCGAACCAAATTGACATGTACCATCTTTGTGAGAGCCCCCATGTTGGAGCAACAGCGGCCACATCATAATTTACGTTCCTACACCCTATTTTAACAATTCCCTTCGTTATGGCTGCGAGGCCAGTTGCATTGAAGGTTGAATTTACATAAGTATCATCTGTTGGAATATTTGCATAGGTAATGTCTGTATCAGAGTAAGCAGTTGAACCGAAAGCGTCAAAATCTCCCGCTACGATGTCTGTATTTGAAGCTGGGGCGAAAGAATAGAAGTTTGTAGTGGGTGCCCAACTTCCTTCATCAGCTTTCCCGCTTGCGGAATTACCATTAATCGACATTACTGCAGATGTGAAGGTAGGAGTCCCCACTATCCCCGATAGATCGAATAGGAACCCTGCCCTGTGAAGGACGGTGTACTGATTTAGAATCGAATCGCAGGACATGTAGCTGAAGGCGAAGTCGTCTGAGGAATCATTGGCTCCATTCCCCGCGGAGGCGATAATGGTTGCCCACGACTGACCAGAACCAACAGAATATTCCGTTTTGGCGACCCCATCACAAGTCGTCTTCCCCCCGTCTGCATCTGCATTTGGATAAAAAGTATCCGTCACGTTTGCTGAGACAAGCCCCTTCATCCCCAAAGCCCTTCCATCTAAGAGTGGCATGAGAATCTTCTGACCCTGATAGTATTTCTCGTAAAAGGTCTTCGCGAAGGCTTTGAATTGAGGCCAACGAAAGCGAATCACATTCGCCCACTTCGCACCTACTCGGAAGTCTCCGCTCATCACATATATGCCACCAATCGTGCCATCCGCTAGCAACTCACTTCTATCTTCTACAATCCACTGAACTGAACACTTGGTCATCTTCACAATTCTTGGATAGTGACGCGGGATACAGAGTAAATCCCTTCCGTATTCCGTATTCACCATCTGCAAAAGAAGTGGTTGCCATAGCTCAAACCAAATGTCTTCGTCGAGAGCTTGGGCTGTTCCCAATAGGTCCGGATCAATTGTCCAAAACTTGGCCATATCAAAATATCAGTTAATGGCTAGGTCCAGTAGGTATATCTAACACCCTCTCCATTTGTAATGGCGTCGACGTAAATATCCGCGAGGTTATCAATGAACATCTCAATAGATTGGCCAGCCGTAAGGAATACTCCCGTTCCAGTGGCAACCGTCGCGTCTACACCGGACGCGCCGACAGCCACGCCGTTTGTGTTATCAGTTTGAGCTTGAATCAAAACACGCTTACACGCGGTTGATCCGGCCAGTGCTTCATCGGTTCCTCCAGTGGTTATCGTCTTTACGCCATGACCAATCCCTGTAACATATCGCGAAGCCGCGTACTGCGAAACGGGATCGTCGGTGGCAACTGTGACGCGCGGAACCGTGACGCCATTCGCTCCTGAACCAGCCGCAACGCCAGCCTGTCCAACGATAAGGTTGACCTTCGCGCGATCGGACTCATCCCAGTCGTCCATAATTTGTAGAGCCGTGACCGCCGCCGCAAGATTCCCGCCACTTTCAAGAGCTAGCAATGAAGTGTTCAAGTTTGTGCCAGCATTAGCAGTCACCGTTCCAGTTATAGCAGGAAGAGTCAAGGCATCAACTTGCAAATGTCCATCAGTGTCAACCAGAACGTTGGTGCGATCCGTACCATCATCGCCTTGCAAGAGAACACCCGATCCCAATGCGGAACCTTCGGTTGCAATCCCAGCGGCAATGGCGGCGAGATTACCTCCTGACTCAAGAGCCAAAAGAGAAGTGTTTAAATTCGTTCCTGCATTTGCGGTCACTGATCCCGTGACCGTGACGTCGTTATTCGTGCCAAGATTGACCAAAAGCCCATTGGTAGCATCGCCTCGCCCCATATCCCACGCCGTCCCATCATAAACCATAGTCATGGCCATGATCGAAGTTGTGATCGGGGTTGCAAAGTTATCTGTGATAGCCGCCGCCGTTGGGAACTCATCTATTGATAGTGAATCGCCACTATAAGTTAGATATGTGACCGTATCAGACGTTCCAGTCGTTGCCTTCTTGTAGTAAAACTCGCCTCTTGCATAATCAACTGCATAATCTCCATTGGCCATAGTCGCCAAGAGATCCATGATGCTCTTTTGCTCCGTTACCGCAAAATCCCAAGGAATCTCGCGAGTTAGCACCGTCCCGGTCGTGAAGGCGATCGAGCTTTCATTTCTGAAAATCTCTAACTTTCGCACCGCGCCACCAGCGGGCAACGTGCCCACCCAGTCTTGAGTTGCAAGAGCCGGGCCAGTAAATACCGTGAACGTGTAAACATTTGAAGCAACGGAAACGCCGCCAATCCAACCATAAATTTCGCTTGCCCCATCGATCGTTAACCTTGCCACGAATCTTCCAACACTGGCAACGCCCTCGAAAAGAACTTCGAGGTTATTTGTAGGGTCATAGACTGTGAAAGCCGCCGATCCGGCCGTCTCAGTGACACCAGTGGTCTTGACTGGAACCTTAACGCCCCACACAGGATTCTTGCGCCAATGTGAACCCACCTTGTCACCAATAAGACTCAAGATCGGGCCAGGAATTACGGCCTTACCCGTAAAGCCAGCCGCGCCAGTAATAAGCGTTAACGTGTTTGCTACTGATTCTGTCGTTCGCTTCAATCCCACGTCAATAACAGGGAGAGGCATTGTTGGACTAACATATATTTCACCGCCGCTGTGCGCTAGATTTTCCATAGAGAGAAGGGATAAAAAGTAATTTACCCGATCTATAGATTATCAACAGGCGGCACGTCGAACGGACAACGCAAGAAGCCGCCTATGTGTCGCCTGATGGCAACCTATAGACCCTTGCGTTGTCGGGTGGGTTTTAAATGATCTGGTTACGGGACCGCCCCGTGCTAATTAAACTTCAATGGGTATCCCGTCTGGGAAGTCCTCCGTGCTTTCAGGTGTCAACTTCACACCAGCCAGCTTTTTATCATGTATCAACTTTACGCTATTCTTCAGGCTTTGTAACGCGCCGATTGCCCCATTCAACTTAATTGCCCCGATTGTGTCGCCTTTGGCCAGCATAGCCATTCCCTTCTTATGATCAAGCGAAATTAAATTATCGATATACTCTTCGAGCGCCTTATATTGTGTATTAAGATACAGCTGACCTAGAAGCACCAGGGCCAACGGCCGGAGCCTGTTCAACTGGAGCACCAGCTCGTCCTGCTCCTTGCGCCAGTCCTGGAAGAGGCGCCAGTCCTTTACTATTTTGAGCATTTTGCTTTGGGTTAATTAACTGCTGTTGCTTAGGTAAAAAGGTGGGATCCAAGCCTTCATTGGCCAGCTCTTCTGGAGTCTTGCTTTCAATTGAGCCACCAGCCGACGCTAAAACATAGTCGGGCATTTCAGAAATCTCTTCTTGGATGTACTTAGCCAGCCCGGCCGGGTCAAATCCAGATGCCGCCCACTTCGTCAACTCAACACCCTCCATGGCAATACTCTTTTGCAACTGCTTCGACACAGAAATGTTACCCGTCTCCAACACAATATCCATATCCATATCTAAATCATCACTCTTAAGATCAAAGTAACGCCATCCCGTGGCCTTGTATTTTCTCAAGTTGCCTTTCTCCCCCCTCTTCAACTTCACGCCATCGGTTTTGACTTGAATCTTATCGCCTCTCATCAATGCCGCGTGATAATGTAATCGAATATCATCCTTCAAGAGGTTGTAAAGTCGCTTGAAATACGTCACCGCCATATAATCCATTCCAAGCTCAATGATCGCGTTTTGACTTTCGCGTCGAATCACCGTTTTTCTAGCGGTCTCATTAGTATCAGTATTAGTTGTGTCAGTGATATTTATCCCGGTCGCTTGGATAATGTCCTTGTCGCTTGTCTCGTCAAGCTTCTCAAGAATATCCATGTTGGGATTGATGGCTATCTCTTTTAAATCCTCCGGAGCAACGCGGATAAAGTCTTGACCCCATTCAAACTCTTGCTCGTCGAATGGAGAATTAGGATCAACTGCCAATGTTTTCTTGGCCGACTTCTGTGTAATTTCAAGAATCATCAGACGCACCAAATTCTTAATCGAATTGAACGTGCCAGTGACATGAGCGTCACCATAGCCATAGGGACAATCGGGAATTTTATACATCACCGCCAGAGAAATCGGAATCTCCTTGCCATCTCGCCCGGCGATTCTAGGAATTGGTGAAAATAGATCATTGATCTTTTTACCAAAAACCAAAATGTCATATCGATCTTTAATAACATCAAAACAATGAGTGACTTTTATGTACATGTTCGCACCCTCATCCACGAATGGGTTGTCAGTGCTCTCATCTTTACCAGTGGCCTTATGCTCTGCAAGTTTGGCCTCCCCATACTCCCCAAATTTATCCTTAAAATCTTCTTCGCCAAAGTACTCATCGACCATCGCATATTTACAATCAGATAAATCAGACTTTCTACAATGCTCATCGAGATATAGGTTTTTTAAATCGATCTTGCGATAGCCAGTCTTCGATACAGTCTTAGTTTTCTTGTCATAGGTGAGCTTGCCGTCCTTGCCGATCGTAGGATCTTGGATTGTTACCTTTCTTTTATCCGTGATCTGTAGCACCGCCGCCGTCCCGCGAATCCTACGATCCATGAAGACCTCGAAGTCCTCTTGATCGGCGTTAGCTTCAGCCAAAACCTGGGCGAAGAGATGAGTGAACCCAATCGCCTTCGTTGGGTCATTGCTACCCACCGCAATAAACTTTGCCGAGGGTCTGTTTTTGTACTCTGAAGCCATCGCCCGGATCACGATCGTGTGTAACATCGGGTATTTTAAATCAGAGAATCTCAATCCTTCTTGAGAGAACATGCTCAAGTCGTACTGCTCATAGAGAGCGTCATAAATCCGATTGGTTGTTTGATCCTTGCCATCCAAGATCCCTTGGAAGAAGCGTCGAATGCCCGACTCCCAAATTGTCTCAAACTGCCTACGATGATTGGCCATCGCAATCCTTCGCTTGGCCCAAAGCTTCTCAATGTCATCAATAGATTCCTCGCCCGACTCAACAGGGCCAACCTTTTTTACAAGGGTGACCACAGCGGGGTCTTTAGTTGAAGCGTCGTACTTAGGCATTACGCGGGGTTAATTGAAAACTAAAACACCTTCGATGGTCTCAATGGGTAAATCGGCGGCAGTCTGAGCCACCGCGACAACAGTCTTCTCTTCGCCGTCAAAAACACCAAAGCTCACCAGTGGTAGATTCTTGCCAGTGTCTTTTGGCTTGCCGTTACTCTTATACCCACGCTCTGATTCCTGACGCAACGACTCAATATAATCTCCAAGAGTGGCGAACCCGCTTGATACCCACGACTTCTCGGTCAAAGGCTCACCCGGCTTCACCCATATTTGAATCTGCGCTCCAGACATTTGGGAGGGGTTAAACTTAATTTAACGGGGACCGATCATGCCAGTCATTATGTCTTTTCGCTACCGCCGCCGCGTAATAATCGTGCAACTCATCATCCACAATCTCATCAAGAGCACGATTTAAATCATCAATGCTACAAGTGCAAACCTCATTCCTTTCGAAAATAGTTTGAATGTCCATTGCGTTAATTATATCTTATTTTCGCGAAAAGGTAAAGTTATAATTTTATAAAAACAATCTTAGGTATTCCCTGATGTGATCCAGATTACTAATCGTCCAATGCCTACGATAAAAATAGGACTTTACCGTCATGGCTGGCTTGTTGATCAGTTTCCCGATTGATTTATAAGTATATCCGGTTTTGGTCATGCAGTCGTTTTCTCATAAGAAATAGGCTTGCCTATAACTAGCGCATCATCGGAATCGATAGCCCCTCTTCCTTGAGAGCCTGGCGTCGAGTTAACGGCTTGGCTTTACCTGGTTTACCATAATTTGGCGCTTCCCAAAACTCCATCGCCATCGCCAGCGAATCCATCACGTCATCCTTGGAACTCTTAGGGAATCTGAGGAGCTGTTGCTCCAACGCTGAGCAAAAGCCCCCAGCCCTATGATATAACCTTCCAGATTTATAGTAAGCTATCAACCCTCGAATCTTTATCTCCTTATCTTTGGTCGTGCGCACCTCTACGATGTTGATTGGTTTTGACCTATGTCTCATCTCCTTCTCCATGAAGTGTTTGAGCGCGGCCTGGTACTGGTTTGACTCGATCCCAACAGCCACCGGGCCATAAATATCCGCAAGCTCAAAAATCTGCTCGATAGTTTCCGATGGATCAAAGCCGTCCATGCGCCGACCGTGCCTATAATCCAACACGTAAACTGAGAGGTCTGAGGTGATCCCGGTCACCATGATACTCACTTCATCGGCCGACTCCTTCTCTGATATAGCGAGGTCAACCGTGATGTAGATCCGCATGTTTGATGGGCATTCGTGGTCTTGATAATATTTAAACCATGACCTCTGAAACTCGGCGCTCGCTTCGTTCACAGGATCGCACTGATACATACATTCGAAGGCGTCGGGGTCGAGGGCTTTGATCCCGGCAAGATATTCCAGTGGGTAAAACTTAGGCCAGAGCGCCTCGCCCTTTTCTCTGTGCTCATCCGTTTCCTTGGCGATGGCCGGGTAGGAAATAACCTTCCACTTATCAGGCCCATGAGCCAAGACGCGCCCGATTAGATCCGAGTCGTGCCATCGGGTAGCGAGCATAATTATGGCCGAGTCTTTGTTTAAGCGCGTGTTGAGCGTCGACACGTACTCATCCCAAACTTTTTGACGGATCGTTTCAGAGTCGGCCTCTTCCTTGTTTTTAAACATGTCATCGATGATCAAGACATCGCAACCATAAGACGTTATGGCCCCGCCACGCCCCGACGCAAGATAATAGCCCCCTTGATCAGTATTAAACCGATTGGCGGCCTGAGAGTCTTCTCTAAGGCTAACATTGGGGAAGATGCGCTTGTAAATAGGGTTAGAAAATGAATTCCTAACCTCTCGACCAAACCGGGCGGCAACGTCTCCAGAGTAACACACTTCGATCACTCGCTTGTCGGGGTAATTCCCCAACACAAACAGTGGAAACTTTATACTAGATAATTCACTCTTGCCGTGCTGTGGCGGCATAGTGATGATCACCCTCTTCAATTCCCCCCGGGCGACGGCCTCAAGTGTTCTACAAATCTCAGAGTGAAACCACTCCGGCACGTAACTCTTCTGTAACAACACCGACGTTATCGCAAGATCACTTGGAGCCAGCGCTATTGCCGCCTCCTGAAGTTCTAAGAGCGAGGGCATCTGCATAAATCTTCATTATTGCCTTGGCCTGATCCTGGTCCATAAACAAGCTCTCCCCATCCTTGCCTACGACCTCAGTGCGCGCCATCTTTGGCTTAAAATATTCTAGGATTCGCTCATAGCGCGTTGTGAATTCCTCGTCTGATAAGTTGGCGAGAATCTTCATGTAACGCTCAGACGCTCCCCTTGTGATGTATTCCCCTAACTCATTCCATGCCTTCGTCTTAGGGTTAGGAATCCCCTTTGGCCTACCCGATCCAGGCTGAGGGCCACCAAACTTTCTCTTAGGCTTGTCATCTCCCATAAGCTTCTTAAGAGGTTAAAAACCTTTTTACTTACCTGCAATCTGTTATTTCTCCTGGCCTGAAAACCTTCCTTCCCTAGTGATAGGCCTGTGATAAACACATAGGTTCTTCATAACTTCCCTTCGACCACACTTCCTACATCTCTTTGATTCTCTTCCTTCTATGTGTCTCCAATCACTCTGGTTGTGCATACTTACTGATAGATATAATCTCATCCTCTATGATCCCTAGAGTTTCTAGCCACAAAGGGATTGCTTTGAAATCAATTGACTCAATCATCTTCTTTTGAAGCGCCCCCTCGACTAGATATGTTACCTCCCAATCAAACATAGATGAGTGCGTTACTTCTTCTTTTTGGCAACAGTGGCTTTCTTCTTGTAATGAGCCTTGCGCTTGGCGTCTAATCTTTTTACACCGTCTGATGCCATAAAAAGGAAGTTAAATATTATGGGTTACTTCTTCAGTTTGCCTTTGATGCTTCCTTTGATTTTACCAGAAAAGTCTTTAACCACTCCGTACCATCCCGCATAGGATCCCTTCTTAGGCGAGGGGAATAGGCCGGGAGTCTTGTCTAGATTTTTAATTGGTCGACCCATAAAGTTGTGTTAGCGAAGTCTTGAGCCTAGAGATTTTGATTTAACCGAAGTTAAACTCTTGTTTTTCACACTAGAAGGAATGCTCATTGATGTTTTCTTTTTAACCGGCCTAACCACTTTTTTAACGGCTTTCCTTTGCACTGGCATTTTGAGAGGGGTTAAAAGTTATTTAACTTTCTTGGCATCTTCTTTAACTTCCGGCTGTCCGTTCTCGACAGGGATCTCCTTTGGCTTTTCTACAAGCTCAATGCCATTCACAAAGGCTTCATACAATTCTACATGAGTAGTCGTGAGTTCCTTTTTCTCTGATAAAAACTTGAGACGCTCTACGATGTAATTCTTTTCTGCTGATGTGAATTGAATGTCAACCGCAACGCTACTGGTCCAGCTAATCTTTGAGCCTTCTGATTTGATCCCATATTTGACCAGATCCTCCTGAGTGAAAGTTGTCTTGGCCAAAATGTCCTTACGTAAAATAAGCTTATCAAAAGAATCCTTTTCAGGAAGCAATTGAGAAAGTAGAAGTCGATTCTGAACGCCTAGTAACATGTGCGTTGTGGTTAAATTATGATTGTTGTAATTATACCCGTTATTTGCGAAAAGAAAAGCTAAATTGACCCCTCTTTTTTTAATTCATCTTTAAACCTCTCGTTCCAGCCTTGGAGTATGTTAACTTTGTGAGGATTTTTAGCGGCCTCGGCGTCCCGTAAATTAGAATCTATGGCAGATCGGCGCCGATCTGAATTACCAGTTGCTCCGTGTCCAATACCTTTATCTGTATTTTTAAACATGGGAGAACCGTGTCCCTTCCTAGACTCTGGATAACCTACATGTTTCATTCCCTGCCCCCTGCCTTTAGTGATAGCACTGTTCATAAACATCGGCATCACAGGATTCCCTTTTGAATCAAATAAATAGAGCGGGTTAGCTTTCGCCATGGTGAAGGGAGTTAAAATTGTTTTTATTATACCCCCGTTTCCGATAAAAAGCGAGCTGAAAATTTCCTTATCTAATCTTCTTGAGCTTCATCAGAATTTAAAATTTCATTGTACTCTGAGAATAAATGATTCAGTAATGCGAAGGTCATAAACCTCAAGTCAAAGTCGCCCCCAGTATCGCCCGGGTACCAGACTTGCGTACAGATTTGATTATTTTTTATGCCGCCGATCATTATCAACATATCCGAGTAACCTTCGCGCCTGTAAGTTTCTCGGACAAGTTTACCAATCTCGGTTTCCCAGTCATTCATAGACCCTGTTGATTTACAAGATACAATATATTTTGATCTGTTTGTAAAAGTGCGAACGAAGGACACTCAGGTTTTGAGCAAACGTAAATCCAAGATATATGAGTTTCGCGCATAGGATCGTTGCACTGAGCGCAAAGTGGCTTATCCGATTTTCCTTCAGGGGTGGTTTTCATAGAAAAAGTTTTAAATGGTTTGATGTATTTTTGTCCACAGTTAGCTCTCTTCCATATTGCATAAACATCCCAATCGGTGGGTCACTGTGCCCATGTCTACACGGCCTAGGTTTACGGGCAATATATCCATTCGAGTTCATCCAAACAACGTCCCCAAATTTAAATGTTTTAACTTTAGTCTGGAAACATTGGGAATATTCGCGCACCGGAGATATGGCTACCCAACAATAAATCTCTTCTTTCATAGAGCCAACTTGATACCGAGTAAAATAAGAAAGAAAACAGCAATGTAGGGAGCGGCTGAGATGGTTAAGACAATCAATGCGGCGAGGCAACACCCTATCCCAAAATCAGTGAGGACTTCTTTATCGCATTTGTTCATAAAGGTTTTTTACAGTCACAGCAGTGGCAATCATGCCTGAAGGTGCATTCCCTTTTCCCAGGGGTATAAGTTCCAGTTGTCGGATTAAAAACTGACGGATTCTCAAGCTCCTCAATCCTATCCACTAACCCATCGACCACCTTCTCAAGTTTAGCGACATTCTCTCCCAAGGTCCCAATCGCCTGGACTCGATCCTTCATTAAGCCGACTTCAGTCTGGAGGGTTTCGATCTTCTCATTCAGTTTCATAAGCGCCTGCCAAGTTATCATTCCTGTTATGTTTTTTGCTTTATCATCATTCATTTTGGTTGGGTTATGGAATCAACCAAAGAACTTTCATAACTCCACTTATCAGTTTCAGATAAATTCACCCAGCATTTTTTATGAGTGCGATAAAAATAAGTCAACATCCCGCCGTTTTCACAGATAAATGAATGCGTCAACATAGGCTTAGTAACTCTTTTTACACAAATCAAGCACAAGTTATCCTTCGGTTCTGTTTTGAAGGCTTCTGGGGTTAATGTTCCTAATTTATCATTCATTTTGGGTTGGTTTATCGGGTAAGTTTTTATAATAATCTAACTCTTCTGGACTAAGCGGAGGCAAGTCGGAATCATCTTCCTTGGAAGAGTTTCCATAAAACTCGGAAAGCTCACCGCAAATAGAGACGGCTATTTTTGCGGCATCAGGCCAAGTTAAATCTTTGGAAGGACATATCCCGGCATAAGTGGCATCTGGCCCTCCGAAGCCCCACGAGATGAGGCATGAGCGCCCAGTTAGCTCGGAGAATTTACTGGAAAGCTCAGAGAGATTCTTGCTTAATTTATCTAGTGTTTCTCTGTGTAATTCATCCATTGTGATTGGGGTTAAATTATTGGGCCAGATGCCACGGCTTCTTGTGGCAACCTCTCCCGATATCGGGGAGTGCTCTACATCTTGAGCTAAGGTGGCATGATGAGAAGTGACCACCCCACCTACCCCGAGGGGAGAACCCGTGGGTTCTTATCAGTGGGTGTGGAACGTTTACGTAGGGAAGATAGAACCATACTCCCCGCGTATAGCTCTTTGAAGTGCAAAGGTGGTTCCACGCCTAGCTTAATCGCTAGAATCTAGGTTGAATCTTGGTGGGGTTTGCACCCACAGTATTTCCCGAAACTCGGTTTGCAACCCGTCGGCGGCATTAGCCTAGCGCACGGCTCACTGTCCGTATCTGTTCAACCTAGATTTTAAAGATCAAACTTTTCTTTTATATTAAGATCTTTTGCCTCAATGCACTTAGAGCATTTCGACACCATTGTAATTAGGTCGCCATGTTCTTTCTCGAAAATATGGAAAAACCTATCTCCACTGAATAAAATTTCGGAACAATTTTCACAGGTTTTCATACTTTAAGGTTTTAAGGATTTAGGTGAAAATGATTCGGTCCATATAAATCTATCTTTTTCAGGAGAGTACCTGCCACTAATTGTTGCCCATTTTTTACCTATTCGGATTGTAGCTTCGGGGTTTTTATATTCGGATTTCATGCGCCACTCTATAAAAATATAATCCTGGATAAAGACTTGGAATATTTTCTTTTTAAGCCAATTCATGTGTTGTCAATTTTAGGGATTCAAGAAGTAGCAATAAAAAATATTTCTTTGAGTTTTTTGAGTGTTTTCCGATAACATCGTGTGCACAAACGTAACTTCGTCCACTCTCTCCACCAGCGCCCACTACCTACATATTGGGCCGTTGGACTTTGAACGTATAAATTAAACATCCCAAGAGCCTTCTTAACGGGCTTTTTACATTGGTCACATTTTGGGTGTATACAGATTTTCGACCCACAATTTGGACAAGTTGTTTTCATGATGGATCGGTGTCATGGATACGTGCTTGAATGTCTTTTTCGCATTCCTTATAACCCTGTTCAAACCCTGCTTCATAATTCGCCTTAGCTTCTTTTGAAACGATGAGCTTGAGCTTGTCCACATGGAATTTATATGATGCCCTCATCCGTTCTTCAATTTCGACATCGGTTGCTCTTCCACTCTTTAAATCATGAATTTGATTTTGGCCATCACATATCGCGAAGCCAATGATCTCACCGAGCTCCTCTTCAAGTGGGTATTTCTTAGTCATTGTTGTCAGTTTTAGGGATTAAAACTACATTTGATGACCTCAGTATTTTGATTTATAGAGAACAAAATAAAGATAATCGCTAGGTAAAAACATGTCAGGGCAATCCGGTCCGTTTTATCCATTGTCGGTGCGTTTAATTACATACCCATGATATTTCTTCACATAATCAGATGCGGCTTTCCGTGTTAGCTGATCTTCTCTCGCCCTATCCTTGTAGCCCTGTTCATAAGCCTCCTGTTGGATTTTCTCGATGAAGTCTTCAACCTCGATTACACTTGGAAGTGATTCCCATGTGCAATCCGATCCCTTCATCAGGAACTTCTCCCGAAACTCTTCGCGCCAATCTTCTTTACCTGCCAATGAAGCCGGAATAGCGGGGGTATCAACTCCACTATTAACCTCTTCCTCAGTTGCATGCTCAACACCTAAATGCCGGCATTCACATTGGGGGTCTCCGCATTTGCGTATTTCTTTAGTCATTTTCCGGAAGTTTAAAATCTAATTTAAAGTCGGCTGAATTTAATCCTAAGCAATGTGGGCAGTGTCTCCATCCACTTGACCCATTAAGCGGGAGCCGGCCATGTGGACATGGTTTCGGGTCTTCATCTAAATCTTCAATGTCTTTAATCATTTTCCTTTAGTTAAATGATATGTTTTAGAGATTCGAGATGTTTAAAATACACTGGGTTTCTTCCTGGTGGGAGTTTATCCCCCTTGGCCTGATTGCAGGGTCCGCACATGAATTGAAGGTTGGTCTTATCATCGCTTCCACCCTTTGAAATTGGGAGGATATGATCGACTGTAACCTTCCCGAAAACTTTGCAATTCACACATTCTTGGCTTGACCGTCCAGCTAATCTTCTCATTAGAATTAAATGTCTCTTTGGCCCTCGCGGTCCCTTCATGAGCTTTTAGTTAAGTGATATTTTGCTCTACGCCTCGCATTCCTCTGATCTTCCAGGGCATAGTGTTTGGCATTGAGGGCTCTCCTGGCCGCCCAGATTTCCTCGTCTGCTGGTAAAACCACGCCGCGTTCTGCCGCCAGCTCACGGTCGAGTGCATCTAACTCTTCGTCACTCAGAAACGCTGGATCGTCTGGTGCAAGGGGTGAGTCTGGGGTCCAGATGTTCATTACTTCTTCTTTTTAGTGGGTTTGATCTTCCCAAGCTCTGTTGGTCTTTTTGATTTAGTGATTATGTCATCTCGCGTCAACTGCGATTTAGTTCCAAGGATCGTATGTCCCGTAATGTAAACTTCCGGATGAACGTCACAGAATGGGTCCTTGCAGTCTGGGTAAAATGAGGACGCTACTTTCACATTCCCTTTAATTAAAGCCATGGCTTCCTCAAGCCCCAAGGCATGTTCACAGAGAGCCATCAGCTTCTCATCTCCCTTGGACTGAGCGTAATCTTTAATTGCGGATAAAACGTCGGTGTTGTTCATTGGTTTATCTGGTTAGCCATTTTTGTAAACCATTTCTTTTTGAGTTGCATATGAGTTACCCCTCCAGCGTCATATAATGATCTTATTTTTATCACTAGGGAACGCGAGAGTTTTGTTTTACTTAATCCCAATTTACGAGAATGCTCGTCATTTTCTTGACGTGTGACCCACTCGAGATTCTCAACTCTATTATCTGTCTTGATGCCGTTTTTGTGATTCACCTCGGGTTTATTTTCAGGGTTCGGAATGAACGCCAGCGCAACCAGCCTAGCAACTGAAAACCGTTTTTGAGTTTTATTTTTCGTTAAACCAATAAAATAATAGCCATCCTTTCCTATGGTTTGCTTTAAGTGTTTACCATTCGGGAATTTAAAACTAAAAATATCCCCACTAGAGTAAACCCGATAATCGGAATGACTTACTATTTTTCTATAAAATGTCATAAAAAATTTGAGGGACGGCGATCAAACCTATCCCTCAAAACTAGCTTGATCGCCTTTATAAGGGGTATGCCTATAACTTACTCCAATCCAATGGCTTTGTAAAGCTAAAATTCAATGCCGACATCTCTTAGGATCTTGCTGTAAGTGAAGTGTTTTTCAGAATTATTATCCTTCCCTTCAACCATTGCCAACCTATCCGGTAGGTAAACCGGCTTACCCTCCAAATCAAACAAATTCTTCTCTGAATAATCCATAGCCTTATCAAGGTCATCACCACATACCGATAGCGCATACAAGAAATTATAATATCGGACGGGGAGCCATTGTATGTCGCGTCGCCATTTCTTTTCATTGGCGCGCGGATTATCTTCTCTTGAAGAGGCCCAGCTATCTATTTCTTCTGAAATAATTGTGAAATCTTTTATCTCTGGCTTCCATGTGAATCCCGCATTTCGCATGAGCCGGAAGTCAATCTTGTGCTTAGGCACCACACCAATAGGGGTCGCCATAGTTTTTACTCCCATGATTTATTAATGTTATTTGATAATAATTTTTGAAGCTCAGGAGACACAAGTGAGGCAGACTTTCTAGGGCAATCGCATTTCATCCGATAAGGATCGTCACGATCACCCATTGAGTGAGTTCTCCCGCCTTGGCATTTAAATAAACCATTTAACCCTAGTCGCGTTTCTTCATCATCTTGAATCTGGCCCTTTGGTAAAATATAAGAAATTGAATGCACCATAATGGCTTGACCAGTCTCAGCGAACGCAATCATTTTTGCGCCGCCATTCATCTGTTGTAGAACTTTCTTATACTGCTCAACATCTATTTCAATCTTATGTCCACCGATAAGAAAAATTATAAATGATTCCATTTTTATAGATTAAATAATAATTAACTTTTGTGGCTCAATTGACGAAGCCGACTTTAATTCCCCATGTAAATATTTTAATGAGTTGGAGTTTTTAAACTTAAAATTATCATTTAAAATCACATCAAGCCGACGGCGAAACTCTTCTTTACCAATTTTGTTATACAAAACTACTAAGTGTTGAGCGTATCGACGCTGTAGTTGATTGCTTTCCTTAAACGTATCTCTACTGGTTGCCTTCTTTAAGGCTAATAACATTTTATTCACCTCTTCATTTCCGTAAACCTTAGGCGCTTCGCCTATACCGTTAGGTATTGTATTATTATATGAAGATGAAGATGAAGATGAAGATGAAGGGGGGTTCTGTAGGGGTTTTGGTAGGGGTTTCCCTTTTGGCCTACCACCAAGTTTGCCAAACTCCCCACCAAGCGCTCCATTAAGCGCCCTACTAACTCTAAATTTTTCATCCTCAACCATGCGTTCATTGAAGAGTTCGCCCGTAAGTTGATCAACACTCATCATCGACTTTTCCCGGACTTTTGCCAGAAGTCGGACGGAAGTCCGGCGATCTTTGCCTAAGAGTTGTGGAAGACTTTGCTCAATTTCTTTCGTTAAATACCCATATTTTGGCGATTGGTGAAGTAGGCAAAGCAGGTCAATATAAAACCCTTTCTCTTCGTATGAGCAAGCCTTTAATTTAATACTGTTTTGCCAATCAGCCGGATAGAATTGGAATGATGGTCGCTTAGTCATAAAAAAATATCCGTGGCAGAGCTTGAGGGTTCACACCACGGATAAGGTTCTCAAGCTCTTTTAAGTGGGTGAAGCGAGTTTTTGTACAAAAAAAGACTACACCAAAACCACACAGAAGTAAACCACATTACACATCATACTTTTTTAAGATTTCATGGGCGGCCTCAAGTGTGGCGAGGTCTGATTTGAGTTGGTCGATTAAGCCGGATAGGGATGTGACCGGAAACTCCTTTGTGGGAGAAAAAGATGTTTGTTTTTGTTCTTGTTTTACCACTTCGTTTGTTTTTGTCTCACTCTTTTCTGGAGGGGTTTTAACCATGGGTGCCTTTCGTATCACTTTACTTCGAAGATCCTGAATCGCTTGGATGCCTTCTCGGACCATGTAGTAGCCTGGTTTAGTTTTAGTCTTTTTGATTGCACAAAACTTCTCTACGATGTCGGGGTTCGCTTTAAGAATATTCCGGATGGTCTGTCCGGTAACTCCGAGTATTTTTGCGGCCTGGTCGCACGAAAAGCTTTCTAATGCGGGCGACGGTGCAATTGGTGGCTCTTCCAGTGGCTCATCAATTTCAGACTCTTTTCCCCTATAATATTTTGGCCTGGTTTTAATCATGCGTAGATATGAAAGTCGCGCCGACATGAGTGTATCACGGTCGGCATCTCTCAACATTTCGATCTCTTCGAAGGTTGTATGTCCGTTAAAAACATCCGTGGCCATGTCATCGGGATGGTAGGTTGACTCACTTGCTTTTATCTTCTTTAAATCATCGCGCAAAGTAGCTTCATTTTTAATTCCCTTTGCTTCTCTCCAAGGCATATAGCTTGTGCCCCTGTGAGAGGCTTTCTTGATTGAGAGACCCATTCTTGAGCTCATGACCATAGAATACCCCCCCCCTCGGGGATTGCACAAGTTACCACTTTACAACCGCGATGTTGTCGCTTAGTATGGGTTGGCCATAATCCATACAACGCATGAATTACCAGGACTTTTTAAAACAGAAGCAGTTCGCGCTAGTCGATTCCGGATTCGATATAGATGAGTTGGAATTAAGCCCAATGCTTTTTGACTTCCAGAAGGCTATTGTAAAGTGGAGTTTGCAACGTGGGCGATCTGCTATCTTTGCCGACTGCGGATTGGGTAAAACGCCCATGCAACTTGAGTGGGCTAAACAAGTTTTAAAAAGAGAGCAAGCCAACGGGAATGAAGATGCGATGATCTTAATCCTCGCTCCGCTTGCAGTTTCATTTCAAACTAAAAGAGAGGGGGAGAAATTCAATATTCCTGTGAATATTGCTACATCAAACAATGACCTACAAAAAGGAATCAATATTACAAATTATGAAAAACTTGAAAAGTTTGATCCGTCTGTGTTTTGTGGAGTTATAGCCGAAGAGAGTTCTATCATAAAATCTTTCACAGGGAAGACTAAAATCGCCCTAATCGAAAAGTTTAATAATACTCCGTACAAACTAGCATGCACCGCCACGCCATCACCGAATGATTATACAGAGCTAGGGAATCATTGTGAATTTTTAAACATCATGGATCGTAATGAAATGTTGGCCATGTTTTTCATAAATGATGCTTCTAATGTAGGCGACTGGCGACTCAAAAAACATGCCATGGAAGAGTTCTGGAGGTTTGTAGGATCGTGGGCTGTGATGTTACAAAAGCCAGATGATATTGGGTTTGATGGATCCAACTTTGTTTTACCAGGTAAAACCATCACACCTATCTTGCTAGAAGATATGAATGAAAAAACGACTCTATTTAGCATGCCAGTGAGTGGGTTATCAGAAGTTAGGATATCCCAAAAAGAATCCATGCAAGAAAGAGTTAAAAAAACAGCAGAATTGATTGCATCAAAACCGGATGAGCAGTGGCTAGTGTGGTGTCAATTTAATGATGAAGGGGATTTACTAGAAGAAATGATCTCTGGAAGCGTACAGATTAGCGGCGCAGATACAGACGCGCATAAAGAAAAATCCATAGTCGATTTTGCTGAAGGTAAAACCCAAGTCCTCATAACAAAAAGTAAAATCGCAGGGTTTGGGGTAAATCTCCAGTCGTGTCATAATATGATCTTTTGCGGACTATCCTTTAGTTACGAAAGTTACTACCAGTCGATCCGGCGTTGCTACCGGTTTGGCCAAAAAGAAAATGTAAATGTCTATGTAATTTTATCTGAACGTGAAGTGTCCACACTAGATACGATTAAAGAAAAAGAGATGCACCATGAAGAGATGAATAGCCAAATAGTCAACTCGGTCAAAACATTCTTTAACTTCAAGTCCATGGATAAGCCATACATGCAAGATACCGTAGTAAATGACCGATTCACTGCAATGTTGGGGGATAGTGTTGAGAGAATAAAGGAGGTCCAAGACAACAGTATGGACTTCATGATCTTTAGCCCGCCATTTAGTGATCTTTACACTTACTCAAACTCTGATAGGGACATGGGGAATAGTAAAAACGATGATGAGTTTTATAAGCATTTCGAATTCTTGGCTCAAGATTTATTTAGAGTCTTGAAAGATGGCCGCAATATGAGTGTTCATTGTATGAATCTAAGCTACAAGAAGTTTAAGGATGGGTATATCGGCATGAAGGATTTTAGAGGCGACTTGATTAGGCTATTCGAAAGAGTGGGATTCATTTTACATTCAGAGGTGACAATCTGGAAGGATCCGGTTGTGCAAATGCAACGCACAAAAGCGTTAACTCTCTTGCATAAACAAATCCGGAAAGATAGTGCCATGTCGGCGCAAGGATATGCAGAATATCTGATAACTTTCAGAAAACCTGGCGAGAATAAAGAGCCTATTTCTCATTCGCCAGAAGAATTCCCCGTAGAAGTTTGGCAGAAGTACGCATCACCAGTCTGGATGGATATAAGAGTTGGTGAAACTTTACAAAAGAAAAGTGCCAGAGAAGATAAAGACGAAAAACATATATGCCCACTGCAACTAGACGTTATCCGGCGTGCCATTTATTTGTGGAGTAACCCTAACGACCTCGTATTAAGCCCATTCATGGGGATTGGTAGCGAAGGGTATGTGTCACTTGAATGCGGACGTAGATTTGTAGGTTGTGAACTTAAAAAAAGTTACTACGATCAAGCCGTTAAAAACTTAGAAAACGCTCTCAACTTAAAACAACAATTAACGATCCCGCTTTAATGCAATCTAAGATTTTAAAATTCACTCAGGATCGGAATTGGTTGCAATTCCACACGCCACGCAATCTTGCGGAATCAATTTCTATTGAATCAGCCGAATTACTAGAGCTTTTTCAGTGGGATAAACTTCCAGAAGCAAGTCGCGTAAAAGAAGAATTGGCTGATATTTTGATCTATGCCTACCAATTCTGTAATATAAGTGGATGGAGAGTTGAAGAAATCATGGCTCAGAAGTTGAATCAAAATGAGAAGAAATACCCCATCGAGAAATTCAAAGGCTCAAACCTTAAGTATGATGAATATAAACCTTAAAACAAATTTATGCTCCCAGATCCAATCACACTAGATGAATTACATGCGCTTATGGATTCTCATAACCTAACCCAATACGGGCTGGCCAAAGAGCTAAGTATAACTAAAGAGCAAGTATTCGGGTGGTATCACGGTAAGCACCGGATAAGTAAGATATGGTCAGTTGTAATTCGAGAACATTTTAAAAAGAAGAATGAAAATAAGTAGAAATAAAATAAGAGAGTATCGGCTCATGTTTATGAATCGATGCCCAGATAAAAAGCCACACATGACTCAATCATCAATTGCAATTCAGTTGGGGGTAGATAGGAGCTTCCTTTCAAGAATTGAAAACAACTACTGCCAACCCAAAAATAAAGAGCGGATCAAGATTGTGAATTTTTTCAGAACGTTTAATTCAGAAATTGATGATAAGGACCTGTTTACTTACTTGACAAGTAAATAAATATGCGCTATAGTAATGCACTACCATCTATTAAACACATATGGAACCTACCAATTGCGGATGTGCTACTGAAGAGGAGTGCGAACCAGCAGAAGGATGTCCTAGATGTGGCGAGCTAGATATAAAAGATGATGGTGAGTTTTGTGTACAGTGCCAGGTTAGCGCGGCAGAGTCATATGAAGATCGTTAAATTTAACCCAATTGCGATGATAAGCCCAATAGAAGAGACTCAAGTTGAAAAAGTTAGGGATTCAAAATATAAAGTGCTGAGCCTAATTAAAATGGTAGTCGATGAATTTATAACTTACGAAGCGTTAGTGGAGGAATTGATCGGCGTGAAAACAAGGTGCGAAGATTGCAGGGCCGCGCTCCAACATCAAGAAAATGAAGAAGCCCGGGCGACCGATAACTAAACATCTAACCCAACAACGCAATGACTAAAGAAGAAATACTAAAGCTCCTAGTGGACGCAGATTATGAGCAAGAGTACGCAGAGAAGTTTGCGGCTTATTGTATGCGCCTCAAATTAGATAAGAGCAAGGACGGAAAGTTAAAAAATCCTTGGATGCAAAGTCGCACCGCCGCCCAGATGGTTGATTTGTATAAGCGTGTCAACCGTGACGGTTTGGTTTTCGATGGCGAACATATCACGCTACAGTCGACGGGAATCTCTTATGACTATATCGCTTATAAAAATAAGATGTTGCTCTCATATCCTGAGAGCCAAGTGGACGTCAGCCTTGTTTATAAAGATGATGAGTTTGCTTTTAAAAAGGAAAATGGCGAGGTGAAATATTCTCATAAAATAGCCAACCCATTTGGCCAAAAAGCAGAAGAGATCCAAGGGGGGTATTGTGTCATCAAAAACAAGCGAGGCGAGTTTATAACTCTGTTGTCGGCCGATGACATAAATAAGCACCGGAAGGTTGCCAAAACGGATTATATATGGAGAGAGTGGATGAAGGAGATGGCTCTCAAGACCGTGATCAAGAAGGCGTGCAAACAACACTTTGCCGACATTTACCAGGGCATCGAAGAATCAGATAATGAAAACTATAACTTAGATAACCCTATCGGGCTTGATCTTAAGTATAAGCAGGAGATGGACGCCATCAAAACCATTGATGAGTTGAGGGCTTACTACCAAAAGAATAAAGGGAAAGGCGCCGATTTTGATAAGTATTGTGCAATTCGCAAGAACCAGCTAACCCAACCCAAATGAAAATGCACTCTTGCCAACAGGGGTCTGAAGACTGGTTTAAGCTACGCGCCGGGAAGCTCACCGCGTCAAACGCACAGGCGATCGCAACGGCTGGAAAGGGGCTTGAGACGCTCTGCTATAAAACATTGGCTGATAAGTACGCGACCACACTGGAAGAGGGTTATACTAACTCCAACATGGAGCGCGGCACCGAGCTAGAAAGCCAGGCGAGATCAATTTATGAACTTGAAACTGGGGTTGTGGTTGATCAAGTTGGCTTCATAGAATACTCCGATTATGTAGGAGGTAGCCCAGACGGGCTTATCGGCACTGACGGCGTTGTGGAAATAAAGTGCCATGACAACACAAATCACTTTCGATTATTGACTGGCCAAGATACAGACCCAAAGTATGTCTGGCAGATGCAAATGCTTCTACTAATAACGGGAAGAGAGTATGCTGACATGTTGGCATATTGCCCGAATTTTTCTAAGAGCTTGATCGTGCGAAGATTTGAAAAGGACGCAGACATGCACAAGAAATTGTTGGCCGGGTTTGTGGAAGGCGAGCGGCTCATTAAGGAAATTGAATCTAAACTTAAATAACTCTTTATGTAAAACTTCTTCATTCTATATTTCTGATGTATATTTTTAAAATTCTATTGTATGAAAAACTTGAAGCTAGAAAGTCATAGGTTGGTTAGGGGATTATCCCGTGAGGGCCTTGCAAATTTGGCGGGAGTGTCTCAGAGTTACTATGGTCGTTTTGAGAATGGAGAAATTTTGCCCAGCGCGCCAATACTAAAGAAAATTGCAAACGCGTTAGGAGTCCCTATAAATGAGATTATGCCAGAAGATCGCAAACTTGAGTCACTTGAGTCACTTGAGTCACTTGAGTCACTTGAGTCACTTGAGTCACTTGAGTCACTTGAGTCACTTGAGTCACTTGAGTCACTTGAGTCACCCTTCCAAGCAATACAAAGGCTACTCCCCAAATTATCTGGAGACTTCCATTCTTTAAAATGGATCAATCGTCAATGTTATACTTTAATGACAATCCATCCGGACTTTGAAGAGTACCGCGCGAATAAACCTATTCGTAACTACAACACAATAAATAGACCATAAGTATGCTGAAATATCCTTTCGTTTTGGGCGTGATCATAGGGACATATATTGTAGCCCTAATCTTAAGTTTTATTGTTGCTCAACATTCAAAGCGTCTTGATGGCCTAGAAATCTGTTATGAAAATCCAAACTGTTCAATTACAGAAAACTTAAGCTATGAATGATCGAATCGCTAAACTAGAAAAGCGTCTCGACGCGGCGGCAACGGCTTTCAAGAACCTCCAAGCCCGGGTTGAAAAGATCGAGCTGGCCATGCCATCATCAGCGAGATTTGAAGAAGAGGTCATCGACCCATTACCTGACTATAAACCTTTACCAGAATTCCCGCTATGAATGATCGCTATCCAGGTTTAGATCATATCCATAAGGTTTACCTCCCTGTCCCTCCCAACTATTCTCCATCACCAAAGTGTATTGTTTGTGGCGAGCAGATTGGCCACATGGAAGCCGCTATTTTTATCGATAAACCGCTATGAAGCCTCCTACATTTTACGGTGATGTTGAGAACGGTAAACTGAAGCTAAGGAGCGAAGATTTATTTCGCACTTACATAAGAGGTCTAAGCGGCCTCGTGTCTCTTTTAGTGCAACCCCGTAAAAAAGTGCGAAGCCTCAACCAGAATAATTTATACTGGGTATGGTTGACGGTGATCGGCGATGAAGTTGGATACTCAAAAGAAGAGGTTCATGATGTTTTTAAGCACAAATATTTAAAAGAGTATCGCCAGCTAGTAAACCAGAAAACGGGCGAGGCTGTGGACTGCGAATTCATCCGGTCAACTACGAGTTTAAACAAAAAAGAAATGTCAGAATACATGCAAAAGATTGATCGCGACGCCGCTGAGCTTGGCATCTTACTCCCAGATCCCGCCATGTGGGAAGATTATCGGACAGAATTTACTAATAAAATAGAAGAAATATGCTAAACCCAACTGAAGAGGAAGAACAGAAAGTTTTAGTCCAGTGGTTAGAACTTAAAAAGTTGAAGTTTACTTCAGTGCCAAACTCAACCTGGACGCCCAGCATTCATCAAAAAGTTAAGAATAAAGCGATGGGGTTACGCGCTGGCTTTCCTGACATGATCGTACTCGTGCCTGATCAACTGCTCTGTATCGAGCTTAAAAGAAAAAAGGGCGGTAAAGTTGAATTGAGCCAGCAACAGTGGATCGAGGCGCTAAACAAAACCCCCTTTGTAAATGCGAAGGTTTGCTTTGGCGCAGATGAAGCCATAAAATTTGTAGAAAGTTTCCTTTAACCTCCCGTTATGCAAAAACACACCGAAGTCTACATGGAAGGTATGGGATATTCTGTTGGCGATTGGATTCCGTGCGAATGGTGCGGCGCCACGGCCGTTGATATAAATCATATTTCTCCTAGGGGAATGGGGGGTTCAAAAGAGAAGGATTTCATTGAGAACCTCGTCGCCATGTGTAGACCGTGCCACTTAAAATTCGAAGCCAAGAAAATCTCAAAAGAGGAATTGAGTGAAAAACATCTCAAATACTATCATAAAATTTGGATGTTGCCGGGAAATTATTAGTCGCTTCCAAGGCTGGTTGGGAGGAATCAGCCTTGGAACTGGTTAATAACTCTTATATAACGCGCGTTAATGATGAAAGCTCAACATTCATCGGAGGACAAAGTTTTCGCCATGGCTCACATGAGATGAAGATAGGTCCATTCAACATATTTACGCATCGTTACGGTCAAAGGTAAGCCATTTACCACCATTTGAGGACATCGGAGGCGAAGGCAAGCGCGAAAAGAGCCAAAAAGATAAATAGTGCCGCCTTAGCCGCCTCTATAAACATCTCAACAATAATGTCTGCTAATTCCTTTAGTTTCGTCGAAACTTAGGGTTATTTCCTTACCGGAATCTCAGCGACTCTCCAGACACCACTCTCATGATCGACGCGGAGAGAAGCGCGAGCGTGCCCACGAGAAAAGCCTTCTCATCAATTACGCCTTCGATCCATGAAGAGAAAATAAGAATCTCCTGAGCTAGGAAAAGCCACAAAGATTTTGAGGTCCAGAAGGGCTTGCCGCATTTAACTGGGGGCAAATCTATGCGAGTAGCGACCATGAAAAAGGGGGTTAAGAATTTCTAGACCATTCCAAGACTTTTTCTGCTAATCTTTTTGACGCTACAGCAAACTCTCCCCAACTTACTGAAGCAGAGAAGTTTTTCTTGTGTCCAATAATTTCGTGCTCAACCATCCACTCCATCGCCTCATCAGACCAGTGATCGGGCTTGTTGATCTTGTTCAGATAGTTTTCTGGGTCGACATTCCAGCCGACAAAACCTTGCAAGGAGCGATTCATAAATTCAAATCCCTTATCTGGTATCTTGGCTATGATCTCAAAGTGAACGTGTGGAGCCGTCGTAGCTGATCCGGAGTTTCCAGAGAGAGCCATAACTGACCCGGCCGGGATCTTATCGCCCGTTTTCACGTCAACCTTTGAAAGATGAGCGAAGACTAGAATATTGCCATCGGGGTCGCTTAAGTAGAGAACCAGACCCATCTCTGGTTGTTTAGCCACAAGCTCCACTGTTGTATCAACCTTAATGGTGATGGGAGTCCCGATTGGCATGATTACATCGATCCCTGTATGTCCCTTTATCGGATCATAATAATCATTAGGCACATGACTTCTGAAGGGATTGGTGAGCGGAAAGCCAAAGTAATTCATACATTAGGGTTAAATACTATTTGGCCAATTCGACTTGAATCTCCTGTAAAATTTTATTTATCTGATCAATGTCTTCCTGGATGTGGGTCAAGTGGTTCTCTTCAATCTCTTCTATGTTTGTAAAAATCTCTTCTTGGCGAATTTCAAGAATAAGCAACCGATCGGAAAGCCCTTGGTCTGAGTTCATAACATACATCGAAATTCCGAGAACCATCGTGCAAACAGACACAACGACGTTGGGATGAAATAACAGTTTCGTGGCCTCCTTCTGCATTTACTTTTGAGTTAAAAATTAGTAAAATTTGTAGAAACTAAATTAAACTCCCGTGCAAACCATTGGCTACTTATTGATATTTCTTCTGCTTTCATTGGCGGCACTTTTACTTATAAAAGAGTGATCATTTACTTGTAAGGAATTGCTCCAGTGGCGGGCGATTATCTGGAGATTGCTGTACGGTTTGGCTAGCCTCAAGCTCATCATTTTTAGCCTTAAGCTGTTCGGTGATTTCTTGAATCAGAGTTTTAAACACCGGCGAACCTTTTGTAAGAAGAGTGCCCAGGACTGTCTTTACCGCAGTGGAGCCAACCACTTGCGGCGCCACTGCGCCGCCGATGATACCTAGTATTGTATTTATTATAATGGTCTGGACGTCCTTGCCGGTCATGACGCTTCCCAAAAAAGCAGAGGACCCCCCAAAACCGCCGCCGAGCTGTGATCTTAAAACTTGGCTTTGAACTTCTTTATTTCTCATAACATTTCGAATGAGTGCGTTCACAGAATACTTCGGATACAATTTCTGCGCGGCTTCTGGCAAAAGTTTCTTTAATTCTACTTGTAAACCCTTCTCCAGTGAATTAAATTGCTTCATATTTAAAACAGAAGCGCCTCCGCTTTGCAGGGGAGCATTGATTATGCCTTTCCTAATTTCTTTAATTATTGCGACAAGATCATCCCCTGGAATGACGCTCCTTGGCTTGTATTCCCTTACAATTCTATAAATCTCTTTAATGAGCTTCCTTTTATAGGGCGAATTTGGCAAGTCATCAAGCTGTTTAGTTAGAGCTTCCGCCACATCATCGAATTGGCTAGGTCGAATAGGCTTACTCGTCTTTGCCGCCCTAATTAAATCATCCCAAGTTGTTTTTGCTGTGTCGGCCGCCGCATCTCCGATCTGTTTGGCCGTTCCCACATAACCCAATTCCTGCGCAGTATCCCCGATCGTTTGTCCAGTCTGCTTATAATAATTGACAGACTCTTTCCCGCTTCCTTTAAACCCGCTCTTGTAAATTTTACTCCCGATGCCATAAAGAAGAAGGTCGAGAAAGCCATAGGCCGCAACCTCCTTCACAGAGGGTAATCTAGCATCTTTACCTTCAGCAGTCATCAATGCCGTACTTCCAGCACTCTTAGTTAGAAATTTTAAAGCTCCCGATGCGCTTTTCAACTTTCCGATTGATCCAATAGCCTGGTCGCCAAGGACAAGCCAAGGGATTTGAGCGGCGATATCGCCTGTGAATCCACCAACGGCAGTCCCTATTTTGCCACCAGCGCTCTCCCTGGCATTGGCATTTACAAGTGGGACAACTGATTCAATGTGTTCACCTACGCCCTGGCCGGCCTTTTTAAAAACTTCCCCAACCGTAGGCCCTTCAACCCCCATTTTCTTTGCAAGGAGGTTGACCGGATTAAACTTATCCATCACAGAAATAATATTCCCAGTCCCTTTGAACAGATTAGACCCCGCTTGTGTTGAGCCAGTCATCACAAAATCCATGAGCTGTTGTTTTAAACTGGCGTTCACCTTATCCTTTGGCGCCGCGCCAATTGATTTACTCATGAAATTCTCAAGACCCGGCTTGCCAACCTCTGGGGCCTCTTTCATAGGTGCATCAATGAATTTACCGGTTAAATCCTCTTGGGTCCCGCTTAGAGAAGGCAAGCTAAGCATTTGCTTATCAGCCTCCATCTGGGATTGCTTCTGTTTTATCTGATCTAGGGTAAGCATATCAGTAGCTATTAAGGAATGTATTTATCTCATCTAATGTATACCCGGCGTCGAGCGCCGCCTGAACATCAAAGCCCTTCGATTGAGCCAAACTTTCAACTGAAGATTGCGTTATTCCTCCTTCCTCTTCCCCAGAATCGAAATAGTCATCGGGGTTATACAAAATATCCAACGCCGCCGGGGTAAGAATATTATTAATGTCTAGCCCGTAAGTTTCAGCCTGAGCTTGTGTTCTTACTGCGGCATCGTATAAAGAAGCGGAATAACCCTCAAGTAAATCTCGCGATAATTGTACGAATGTTTTCAAATCGCCTATCGTGACTCCCGCGCCTCCCTGTGTCAGTTTATCATAAAGACCTTCGACCTGATTGGACAAACTTTGGCCGGTGCCGGATCGCGCATACTCAGATTCTCTTACAACCGATGTTGGATCAAGAATCTTGTTAAACAGAGTAATAATAGCCTGAGAAGGAGCATTCAAACTTTCTCCAGATTCAACTGCGTCGAGCGCGGCTTGATAAGCGGTGTTGATGGTATTAACTTGCGTCTTTACCTTCACTGGCTCTTTTGCATAGGCATCAAACTTAGTGGCCATACTTATTTCAAGATTAGCCCGCTCTCCAGCATCGGTTATAATTGATCCTTTCCCAGTACCATAAGTTATGGCGTCTTGCTGGGATAATCCCTGTAATCTAGCCTGGATGTATAAAGCCTGAGCCTCTCCACTCAGCCCCAACTGATCGGCCTCGATTTGTAGATCAATCATGGACGGCTGATTGTACTCCGAATAAGTACTGATGTTTTCATACATTTCCTTGTACGGCTCCTTCAATTCGCCGTTCGCAAAGCCAAAATTATCCCCATATTTCTTTTTAAGATCAAACAGGTTATACGTTCCAAGTGTGACCTTGCCATCATCGGTATTACCACTCTTATTAATGGCGCCATCGGCATTCGACTCAACCACTTGAATGTCGCCAGTGTTAGGATCGTAAGACAACACAACCGCGACGTGGCCATAGCCCGATCCATCTGTTACCCCAAGAGGTAAAAGTAGTTTATCGCCAGCTGTTGGATCATCTTGGAATTCGATTTTTGATAACTTTGAAGACCAACTATCCCCAACTTGTGGAGCAGTTGAAATGCTAGAGGCGAAAACTCCACACC